GGCTTTGGCAAGTGGGACGCATTTCGGATACTTTCGTTTCGCATCTGCTTTTTGTTTTGAACGGCCACATTTTGCGAATGAACCATCCTTTTTCTTGGAACCAATGTCTACCCATTTTTGTTTGAACCATTTATCAAGACCGTTTTTAGCCATAGCATTACGCGTACATTTTAGTTTTTTTACGTCTGTTTTTCATGATAGCACCGCAACCTCTTGCAACACCACCTTTACTTTTTTGTTCTCTTGGAAATACGCCTCTTCCAATTAAGATATCTTTTTTTGTAACTTCTCCATCTTTATTAAGATCAGGGAAACCGCCTGCAGCCATTATTCTCCCACCCATTGCAGATGGTTTACGACCTTTAAAATCTTTTCTTTTCACACCAGAAGGATCTTTAATTTTACCTGCACAAATTTTGCTAGCGTATGCGTTTGCATATGCTGACGGATAAACACGAAATTTTCTTTTCGCTGCTGCTTTACCTCTTGGACATAGTTTAGTCATTATTTCCTCGCTGTTTGTTTTGCACGTTTAAAGTCAGATGCTTTTGGTGCACCCTTTGCACCTTTCTTTTTCATCTTACCACCACGTTTACGTTTCGCGTGAATGTTTGCGTACAAACCTTTTCCCGCCATTATTTTTCTTTTTTCATTTTGGCTTTTTTCTTTTTAGCCATTACGAATTTTTTTAATTGTGGTGGAATCTTGCCGCCTTTTTTCATACCTGCACGAACTTTTCTTGCTGCTTCTGCAACTCCGCCACCCATCATTTTATTTCTTTTACCGTAATCATTTCTCATTTTTTTCCTCCGTTTTTAAATATTTGTGTACCCTTTATACCAAAAATACTACCAACTACAAGAATCCATAAAGTCGAAAACCAGGTCGGCAGTGCCGCGAAATGCTCAAAGAAAATTTTTACTTTATCAAGCGCACCCGGATCGTCCGAGAAGACCCCCCAAGCAAGCACAATTATGGGAGCACTTAAAATTACCAAAACGAATTCATCTTTGTAGTCGTTTTGTCGGGCTTCTAATAATTTACCTTGGTAAGCTTCCTCACCTCGAGCTTGACGCTCTGCATGTAGCAGTTGTGCGTCTGACATAGCCATTTTCGCCTTCTGCTTATTAGCGTAAATTTTACTTCCAGCAGAAACGGCTAATTTTATTGCCGATAACCACATAATTAATACGCCTTAGATTTTCTTTTCTTCTCTGGTCTTACTGCGCCTTGTCCAGGTATCTCCATTTCAGGTTTACCTGTTCCAATATAGTTGTAAGCTTTGTTGTGAGTAGTTTTTGATCTAGGATCAATCTCAATACTCTCTTCTGCAACCTTAACTTCTTGGATTTTGTCTAGTTTTTCCATTTTTTCTCCTTGTTTTTTATTAAATTAAATTTCTTTTCTTATAATGTCAATGTCTGGTATCATTTGATCAGAATTTGGCAGTGTTTTACTTAAAATTGTCTTTTGTATGGACGTATCTGCTCTCATTTTAGACAATTCTTCGTTTTGTTTTCGTTTTTCTTCTTGATTTTCTTGATTCATCATCGCTCTCATCTTGTCAAGGTTCAATCTTTCTTCTCCTTCACGCTCTTTTCTCATATTTTCTTGCGCTCTAAGGTCTAATTCTCTGTCTCTTAACTTAGCGATAGGATCATTTGCAAAATCACCTAATATTTTCTTCTCTTCTTTGTTATAGTCTTCCATCATTTCTGCAATCAACACAGCTTTTCTAGATTCTATCTTCATAGTTATGTCCATTACACCTTGTTGTATCGAAGGATTTTGCATTGCTTGTGGATCTTGTTGTATTTGTTGTAGTTGTGCTATCTCTGATTGATATTCCATCTCTACTTGTTCTAAAGACATCAAAGATATGTGTTCAAAAATATTTTTTTGCAAACTTGCCATGACTACTGGATTATTTCTAGCCATGTTTGTCCCCATAAAATTTAAATGCGCTGTGATGTGTGCTTGATGATCTTGTCCTTTGAACGCTTGAAAAGGTTTTCCAGATAAAGCTTGTATATGTTCTACAGCAGGGTCCATCGGTGTGGGTCGTGCTATTGGTTTTAAAATTGTATCTATGTTTTTTACACCCAAAGCTTCATACATGTTCCTGTATGCAGCGTACAGATTATGAAGCTGTGGGTTGGAGCTAGCCAGCTGCAATTCCGTTTGAGCAATAGAAATTCGCTGCGCTTGAGAGAAAATATTTGGATCTGCAACTGGTATGATGTCTATCTTGTCGTCAAAGTCTTGTTGCTTAATCATTCTTTGACCTCCCACGACATCATATGGGTATTCGTTTGGTAGGTATAATTTAAATACTCTAGCCATTAATTTAAATTCGTTTTTAAGTGCCGTATAAATTCTTTTGTGGATCGCTGACATTGTTCTCGATCCACGTTCCAACAAGGCTACTGTCGTGCCCACGGCCGCTTGTTGATTACCCTCTCCAACTTGAAGATCTGCTATCGACGCAAAGCGCTGTCCTGCAGAAACCACGACACCCATAAGCTGTAATAAAGTTGCAGATGGTTCTTTGAAAGGTAGTGTCATAAAAGAATCTTTTATGTTACCACCTGGTGCGTCTACATCTCTAAATTCTCCTGGTTGTATGGATTGCGCATCATCTCTAATTCTAATGCCACGCATCTTAAATCCTGCAGGTAAGTTAGAAAGTGTCCCTGCATCAAGCAGCGAACGTAGGGCTGTCGTCGCTGTTCTTGATAATCCACCAATCATGTGGATCAAACCAAAACCGTAAAAACCTAAACCAGGTAAAAATTTAAAATGAACAAAGTAGGGTATTTTTTGTTTTTTATCGTCACCTATTTCATAGTTTCTTCTGATAGATAAAATATCTCTTGAACCTTCTTCAATAGTTACAATGTATGGTAATTTAATTCCTGTGATCTCGCCGTCAGGTCCACGGTCCTCGAACCCTTCTAAATCTAAATTGACATGAAATTCTAGAAGCGTGTATATATCTTCGTTAAAGTTTCTTTTAGTTCCCTCTAACATTCTTTCTTTTTTCTCTACTTCTGTCTCCATGTTCATGGGCCTTGGTAAGTCTACGTCACGATAGAATCCACCAACCTGTTGTTTTCTTAAATCGTTTTCAGACATTTTAATTCTATGAATCACGGCCTCTGCATCATCTAAAGAGGATGCGTTGTATGGCACGATTAAATCATCAGCTGGTACAAACTTAGAAACGGTCCTACCTAAAAGATCATCATAATAAATTTTCTTAAAGGAAGAACCGCTGAGAGGGAGATAAAAAAGCATTTGGTCAAACTCTGGTTCGTACTCTTTCATCACATCCATGAGCTGATAGTTCATGAATTCTTTTACACGTTCTGCTTGGTCATTCTTTTGTGGACTTGGCATTCCAATTACTCTTGTTCTTACAGGACCATCTGCAGGTAGTAATTCTTTATATGCTAATGCTTGAAACTGTGTAACAGCTTCAGCTAATACTGGGTGTGTGGCACCACTTGCGCCTTGGAAAGGTTGTGAAGGTGTTTCGTATTTAAATCCTAAAAGATCTAAACCTTTTGAATAACTATCTTCCCAATCTTTTCTTGATGCTTTGTACTCTTGATAGTTTTGCACTAACTCAGATCCAAGAGGATTTAAAACTTCTTCTGGTAATAATTCTGCTAAGTTATCAAAATGACTTTCACCTTGTTCTTGGTTAAAGGCACCTGGTTCAAAATCAATCTCAGCTCCGCCATCTTCTAATTCTGTAATCTCAGTCTCACCAGGATCAGGTAAAGTTTCTTTAACTTTTATTTCTTCTTCAACCTGTTCCGCTACCGGTGGTATTTCTATAGTTTTTTTATTTGGTAAACTTTTGTCTATTGCCATGCTTTTTCTCCAATCCTACATCTTTAACAGTATTATATTCAATATTCAACCCTTGTGGTGTGGGACCGCTTTTAGGGGGTACTGTGGTTGTTAGCTTTTTAGGCTTAGTATATTTACTTGGGTGTTTAAATGTAAATGTCATCACCAATAATATTTAAAATTTTTTCTAGGTAAGGGTTCATCTTTATAGTCATCTGGGTGCATAATCAAGCCTCCATCTCTAAATCTCATTACCGCTTGTGTGGTGCTATCAACTAAATCGTCATGATCACCGTATGGAAAAGCAGCACATTCCTCTATAACTTCTTGGGCAAACTCTCTAGACTTTGGTGCATATATTCTACCCGACTCAAAGAGAGGAGAAACAGAGTTTACTCTTGCATGTTTATCATTACCACGACTAGGGGTAAAATCTGCAACAGGTATACCCATACGACGTAGCTCAAATATCAAAGGCAGTCCTGCAGCCTTTGCCTCTACTAAAACTGTTTCAGGTTTCCAGTACATGTATTGATCGTATGCTATTCGTTTTAATTCAGGAAACTCATACCGCCCTTTGATTGCATCTATTAACATTAAACATTGTGGTGAGTCTTCGGTTTCTCTAAACACACCCCATGTTGTGATAGCAGAATAATCGGCTGTTTGTTTTTTAAGAAAGGCAGTATCGTAAGATTGTATAACATGCTCGAGTATTGGCATCTCTTCACTCTCCCAATCCATCCACCACTCTCGTTTGATTAAAGCTCCTTCGTCCGAGGTTGGGTTTTGCATGTACTGTGCATTCCATTTATTTACTCCAGCAGATGCTTTTACAGCTTCAAGGTCCTCGAGCTTCCAATATTGAGGCCACATAGGTTCACCACTTGGCATAATCGCAGGGAACTCTATTACCTCCCATTGATCTGCTTTTTCTTCTTTCTGTGAATTTAGTAACATCTGCGTTAAATCTTTTTTACTCCATCTTGTCATGACAAGAATAATTCTACCGCCTGGTTGTAAACGTTGTCTGGGTCCTGAAGTATACCACTCGTATGTTTTTTCAAATGCGTTGGGTGAGTTTATATCTTGCTCTGAGTGTGGATCATCGATGATGAGAAGATCAGCACCTCTCCCGGTTACCGCACCTTGGACACCGACTGCAAAATACTCACCGCCCTTTGATGTGTTCCATCTTCCTGCAGCCTTTGAGTCTTCTTGTAATCTTGTTGTAAAAAGTTTTTGATAAGGTTCACTATCAATTAAGTTTTTTGTTTTACGACCAAAGTTTACTGCTAGCTCTGCTGTGTGAGTTGCTTGAATTATTTTAAGCTCTGGATAATTACCTATCATCCACGCAGGTAAAAAATAAGATGCAAACTCAGACTTTGTATGTCTTGGTGGCATATTAATAATTAACCTAGTCAATTCACCACTAGCTATTTTATTAAATTTTTCTGATACTTCTTTATGGTGTTTACCTTCAATAAACTGTGGCCACATTCTTTTAACAAAGGTTAAAAAGTCTGCTCTAGAGGCAGTAGCTTTTTGGTTTTCATAACCAGCTATTATATTCTCTTTTAATCTTTCTCTTTCCTGAACATCAGGAATTTTATTAATCTGTTCTAAAGTTAGTTTCATATGGAACCAAAAAGTATTTTATAGGATAAATTATTCAAATCAAGCAATATAAGGGTATATGTTAGGATCCCTTTTGCACGTATGCGAAACAACAAAAATAAAAAAACCAAAAAACCAAAACGGTCTGGTACCTCTATGAGGGGGGAGAGATCGGGGTGGGCCCCGCCCACATGCTCTTATCTACATGTTGTGTTTTATTATTTTGTTGACACAAGATCTAGTTATGCAGTTTTTGCATAGGATAATCTGGGAGGTGCGACATAACGCTCCTATAATATCCTATAAATATAAAATACGCTTTTATTTATGAAAGGAAATAAAAATATGACTAAATCAAAAGAGACACTCAAGTCATTTGTTGGTGAGGTTATCAATGAGATGATACACAACAATGACAATTGGGTAAAAATGTTTGGTGATGAAAATTTATTACCAGCGACTAACGCGGTCACAAAAAATAGATACAAAGGTATCAACTATTTTATGTTGGCTGCTACGACTAGAGACAAAGGCTATAAACAAAATGTTTGGGCTACTTATAAACAGTGGGCAACGGTTGGTGCTCAAGTTGCTAAGGGCTCAGAGTCTACAACGATTATTTTTTACAAGCCGCCAATGTATAAAGACAAAAAAACTGGCAACATAATTACGGGTCAAGTTAATTATGCAGATCATGAAAGATTAACAGGTCCAATAATGAGCGCTGCATCAGTGTTCAATGTTGCTCAAGTTGATTTGTCTAATTCAAGTTACAAAGTAGAAGAGAAAACAAACACTCAATACTCTGTAGCTAACATTGACAAGTTCGTAAAAAATACTGGCGTTAAGATTATCTTTGAGGATGACACTAGCTGTTATTATCAAGAGTCAAAAGATCTTATCAACATGACGCCAAAAGAAAAATTTCATGATACTAGCGACGCGGATGCGACTCAGCATTACTACGCGACTCTATTTCATGAATTAACTCACGCGACTAAGCATAAGTCTAGATTAGATAGAAGAAATCAATTTGAGGACGACTCTAGAAAATCTTACGCTTATGAGGAATTAGTAGCTGAGTTGGGTTCAGTTCTACTGTCACAACATTTTAATCAGACTAAGACAGTTAGAGAGAACCACGCTCAATACTTAAACAGTTGGATAAAAGCGTTACAAAAAGATTTTACTTTTTTGACTAGCGCCGCTCAAAAAGCATCAGCTGCTGTTGAGTATTATTTAAATCAACAATCAAAACAAAGGGCAGCGTAAGCTGCCCGGAAGGGACGACAATGGACAAAGCAAAGTTTGAAAAAGAGATGCATGAAGCAAAAGAAAGATTGCATTTAATAAACGACGCATCAGCGGGAAATCTTTCTGTTAAAGAGCACATCCATGAGTATTTAATTAGCTATGCTATATTAAATGCTTCGGATGAAGATTTTAAAAAAGCGCTTGAAAACGGAAAAGAAAAACACAGGGAGGAACTAAATGGACCCAAATGATGTTGGAATAACTATAGCTATAGGAATAGTTGTAGTTGTTGGAATTGCGGCGTGCACACTTACAATTCTATACGGTATTGGTGCTATCTAAATAGGAACACGGGCCACGAACAGTGGCCCGTGTTTTTTTATTTTTTTTAAAAAAAGGGTGGGCCCCGCCCACATGCTCTTATCTAGCTGGTGTTGCCTTTCGGCAACACCATTGCTTTTTTACAACTATGCAGATTTCTCTACATCGACAAAGGACTTGTAAAAAATTTGTTGAATTTTATATTGAGTATGTCTCCAAGAAAATCTTGGACTCATTCGCTCAATCGTGTCCTTTGCATCGATGTATTTTTTAGCATTTACCATAAGATCAAAACTTTCAACAACATCAATTTCTGTTTTGCCGTTGTCTTTGTCTTCACTTATTCTCAATACTAAAAAAGTAGAATGTGTATTTTCCATCATAATTATTCCTCCTTTCATATTGACAATATAGGATTTCCTGTTAATAATGTCAAGTAGAAAGGACAAATAAAATGAAAATAAATAACTTAATAAAAAAGCTAAACACAGAGAACGCTCCTCCAGATGGTTGGAAGGACGAAGATAAAGTTCGTATTGAATGCCGTGCCAAGAAATGTAGCAGCACTCTCAGACCTGATTGGACATCGAAGCTTGATCCAAGATATTGTTTAGATTGTATGCCGTGGTAGATATTAGTAAGCGCTGATCCTAGATCAGCGCTTATTTTTTTAGGGTGGGCCCCGCCCACATGCTCTTCCCTCCTAAGTTGTATATCGTGTGGGGGTGCGACAATAATGTACTTGTAGGATATTCTGGGATATGCTATAGTGTATTTGTCTTTGGGACAGCAATACCGTCACCAAGTTCGCGGAGTACCTTAGCGGGGAAACACCGATTGTAGTAAGGGACGCGGTTCCAAAGGCGGCCAAACCCTAGGCAAAGGTAGGGCAACAAGAAGGAGTTATAATAATTATGAAAAAAGATTATTATAAATACTTTGATTGGAATACGCTTAAGAAGCTGGTTGCAAAAGCCAAGCAACACAACATGCGTGGACATGCAGTAAATGTGTCTACTCTAGATGCATCTAAGTTGTATCCAATCACTCTTGCAGTCCCGCATAATGATGGTGCAGAAATGCGTTGTCAGGTTGTGATGGAAGACGGATCTAGTTTCTTTCTAGATGTGCTTTCAAAGGACTATGGTAGGCTGAAGTCAATCGGCATACCTGTTTAATTAAACAGAAGGTAGGGGCGAGCAATCGCCCCTACTAATCCCTCCCCCCCTCTGGGTGGGCCCCGCCCACATGCTCTTCTCTCGGTGCGTCAGTATGTCCTATTTTATCCTATAAATAATAATGTAGGATAATCCTATAACTAATAACAAAGAAAGGACAATAGTTATGAAACCAATAAGAAGCAACGAGCTTGAGTTTTTTAAAGACTTAATTAACGACAAGTTCAACGACAAAGAACGAGCAGTCAAATCAGAAATTCATGTAGAAGCTGATAAGCTGTCTCAAAAAAACAAAGCGTCATTCCCTAAAGCATGTGGCGTGGATAAGGAGTTGAAGATACTTAAAAGAGCAAATGATGAGTATTTAAACTTCATAAGGTCTAAATCAACCGTAGAAGCAAAGCTATTGCAGAAAGTTAGTGATATTGCAGAAGGTATCAGCAACAAGCTAGGCAGGTTATCCAAGACTAGACAATGGGATGAGCGTTTTGACGGCTTCAACTGTAAGGAAGACGGCGTTGAATACTTTACCAATAAACTAGATGATATATGCTTTCAAGAAGCAGAAGAGCATCTCAAGAAGGGTCATAAGATATATAACGCCCTTCAAGAGAAGCGGGATAATTGCAGAGTTATCATTCACACAGGTAGTGATATCAATAGCACGGTTAAG